AACCTTTGAGAGAAAGCGCACGCTCTTGTTCTTTGCTGGGTTTAGATATTTTTATTGGTTCTGCCACTTTATACCCTATACGTGTCTCGGGAGTAATAATCCAGAATGGTCTGGAATACGGCTCGGTTGGCTTCTTTAATAATTAAATCTCCCTCAATAAGATTTGAGAGTAATGCTTCAATGTCAGCCTTGCGTTGACGTTTAATATCTGCAAAGTTCTTTGCCTCACGTGATTGTGGGTCTGTTGCCAAACTAATAAAGTCACGGATTTGAGAGGCAGCAATCATCATTTTTGCACGTGTTGCTGGCGGCATCTCTACTGTAGTATCACGGAGAATATCCTCAATAGACTGGAACATAACAGTCTCAGAGGCAATCTCATTGCCACCACCAGTGATAGCAAACTCTAATAGTGGGTTAGCAAACTTCATAGCCTGACGTTGCGCCGTGGCATTCTCAATAATAGACCTACGGGCAGATGGGCTAACTGTCTGAGACAGAGCCTCATTCTCCTCACGGGCAATATTGAAGTAAGCCTGCTTATCCTGAGAAATCATTACATCTAGGTAATACTTCTCTAGGTCTTTATTCTTAATAAAGTCTGCAGCCTCTAGCCAAGAATAACTTGCTGCATCAAATTCACCTGTTTGTGGGGCAAAGATAAATGCTGCTTCTCCGTACTTGTCAATCAAAGACTTATTACCGATATACCAGTTCTTCATTTCTTTAGTCTTCTGAATGACTACGTTTGTCTGCTTCTCATCACGGGATACTGTGTAGATAATCTTTCCTGGATTCTTGCCGACGAATGTAGATACAGCCAAGTCGTATGGGTCTTGAATATCCCCGCCGTACTTCTTGGTAATAGCATTCACTAAATCATAAAACTCTGGTCGTAGACCTGTAATTCCTACCTGCTTTAGGTAGTCAGGAACACCCTTGCTCTCCTGCATGGTCGGTGTAATCGGAGAAAGCAAGCCAAGAACAGAACGCATAATCATAATGTTGTGCGCTGAGATACGGATATTCTTTAGATATTCGTACTTCTGTTCTGCAGTATCTGTTGCTTTAGGGATGTTGCCATAGGCAGCATTAAAGGCAATAGCCTGCATTGCTGCTGTAGATTCTTGGCGATTCTTTTCACCAATAGATAGGGCAGAATAAATACGTTGTAGTGGTGCTGGAACTAAAGCACGGACGATATCCATACCTTCACCAATAGAACCAAGAGCATAGTTATCTAGTTCTTCAGCAGCCTTCTTGCCAGTAACTCCCGTAGCACCAAGGAGTTGCTTCATAGTTATAACGCCCAATGCAGCAATAGGTCCCGATAGGGTAGGCATACCAGCATCAGGGCTGAAGGATGGGTTAGCAAGTTTTAATTTAAGAGTTACATCATTAAACAATGGTTGCTGGAAGGCTGTATTGCCACCCAAAGTACGGGTTACATTCTCAACAGTCTTAAAGATTACGTCATCCATCGGCATCATAACGTAGGCATCGCCATTGGCATCCTCGTATACGTCACCATTTGCGTCAATACCAGTATGTGCAAGACGCATACGATATAGAACTCTAGGACTTACATCTTTTAGGCGGTACACGCGGCGCCAAAAATCTTCGGTAGCACGGTAAAAACGTCCAACGTTACGCACAGATAAAGCAAAGTTGGTGCGGATATTTGGATTATCAGCAAACTTTAGAACAGTATCTGCAGCCTGCATCATTGCAATCTCTGAATACTTACGTGCTGTTATCTCCCTGACATCTTCTGTGATGTCATCTCTCCAAGTTACCTTAGTGCCATCTGCCTTAACATACTTAACCGCATCAGGATTAATATCACGTTCTTTAAGGTTTTCCATCTGACGGCTAACCATTGCTCTAATGTCTTGGTTTTGGAACTGTCTGTAGTTGTTACGGATACGGAAGTATGCAGTCATAACTGCTGGCTGACGGAGTAGACCAGTAACCTGACGGTCCATAATCTCCATCATATTGTTGCCAAGTTTGGCAAAAGCGCTTTCTACATCTACTAACCCGTCAATATCTAGCAAGGTATACATTCTGCCAGAAGGCTGGAAGCCTTTAGTTAGGTCAACAAACTCATCAAACTTTAGTGACTGTGCCGCTAGATTCCACTGGTTCTTAATCTTAACATTATCTGCTACCTCTTGAGCCTTGTAACCCTTGACTGATTCAGATAAACGATTGAATAGTCCCTCATTAAACTTCTTAGAATTACCGTGGAATGTTGAATACATATCTAACAAGATACGTTCTACTTGGTCACGAGCAATATCTAAATCAACAAAACCTTTTTGAGTTAGAGCAGAAGTACGGGAAGACATCTGTAAGAAATCTTTAACCGCTTCGGCATCATTTACTTTGTAAGTATAACGTGGAGATACCGACGCAGCAGCGTCGCCAATCTCATCTATAATCTTGCCATCTCTAATAATGCCAATGTCAGCAAGCAGCATATCTCTTGCCTTGACAAAGTCATCCGAAGTCTTTAGACCATTGTTTTCAAAGAAAGCCTGTGTTGGGTTAAAGTTATAAATCTTCTCAACACCAGTATCAGCATCTCTACCTACAACAATACGGCGGTTGCCGTAAAAACGACGTACCCAGTTCTCAAAGTGAACACCAGCAACAGCGTGTCCATTAAACATCTGTGAACGCTCAAGGTCACGGGTATCTACTACACCACCCTTAAGACCAGAAGATACATCTGCTGCCTTAAGAAATGCTTCATAGTTGTTAAAGTCAATAAGTTCTTCTGCAACTTCATTGGCGTATCCGCCAGAACCGCTAGCACGGGCTGCCATAGAGCCAGCCATACCCTTAGTAACGTGCTGATTGTGAATAAGAGCGTCTTTAAGGTCATCTAGTTCTTGGTCAGTTAGCCTAGACGGAATCATTCTGGCAGCAACATCAGTTGTATTGGTAATAAGTTCTGCCTGAGATACCTGTTCTTCGCTAATGTTTCTTTTCTTTGCGATATTGCTACGCATAAGCAAACGGTCTCTAGTGCTAATACGCTCTGAGCCACGGGTTAAACCAATAGCACCCTTGAATGACTCTCTAAAACCTTCACCTGATTTAGAACCAGTGACAGTTGATGCAATTTTTCCAGCATCACGACCCTTTGCCGCGTAACGGGGAAGGATTGTGTTCCAAATATCACGGACAGGTGCAGCAAGAATGTACATAACACCTTCGTCAATTGCGCTTCGCACACCCAGACGAGGGAACAGAGTAAGAATTGTCCACGCATTTACCAAATCAGAAGCAAACTTTGACTGACCAGCACCTTTACCAACAGCCATAATGACACTGCTCTTAGTTTTAGCCTCATAAGACAACTGTGCTAACTGAACATAGTTCAAGTTGGCAATAGATTTAGCCTCTTGGAATGGATGAATAATGCCAGAAGAGTCATAAAACGCTCCTTCATCTGACAACTTCAAGCCAGTCTTGCCAAGTTCGGGAACAAACTGCTCAGGCACTTCCAGTTTTTCTGTAATTGCCAAGCCTTCTTTAGAACCAAAGTGTGACTTTAGTTCCTGTTCTATAATTTCTTTACCTTTAGGATGACCATCAATGCCATATCGCTGCATAATTGCGTAGTAAAGACTGCGTACTACAGCAACTTGGTCGTTGGTATCTGCATTAATAAACTTTAATGTTACGAAATCCGCTAGGTCACGTGGCAAAACTTGACGTGCAGTATCACGGAAATTGGCTGCTGTTTTAATAGCGTCTTTGCCAATATTGATAGCACGACCCTGTGGGTTGCGTGCAAACTTCTGACCAATCTTTTCAGTAAAGGTCATCTTCTTAACAAACTTCTGGATGTCTTCTACTTCAGGGCTAACATAGTTAGTACCCTCATCGCCAAGTTTATTTAACTTAGTCCAGACATCTTCACCTTGTTTAAGAACGTCCTCACGTGCCATTACTGGATTAAAGATTCCGTCAACAAAGCGTCCCATACCAAAATCAAGACGGCGCTGGTTACGTGCAGTAGCAACACCATTACGGAAATACTGTGTACCTTCTACACGTCCTGCAAGTAGATTGATAGCAGATTCTGTATTATCACCAAAGTACTTTACAGCAGCATCAGCATTGTAAATTCTGTTTCGCTTAAGCAGTTGTAGCCATTCAGTATCTTCGTGACCAGCATACTTGGTGCCAATTTCACGGATAATCTGTGCTTCTTCTGCAAGATTCTTAGAGTCACCGAGACGCTTAATCATAGGACCAATTTCTTTATCCCAGTGATTGCGTAGTGCTGGTGATTCTTCAAAAGATTTCTTGACGCCTAGTGTTCCAAAGCGTTCTACGTTGCGAACCATCTGGTCGCCAATATTTACTTTAGCAGCAAGACCTGGAAGTTTAGCAGCACCGCCAGTTACCCACGTAAGTGGGTCAATGACAATCTGATACATAAAGTCAACAAAGCCAGAAAGGTTTTTTGTTTTACCGCTAATGTAATCGCCAGACTTTGTAGATACTGGCTTGTTAAGAATACGCGCTAAATCACGACCAGGTGATACCTGAGCATACTTAACAGCATCCATAACCTGCTTAAACTCTTGGTCGTTATTAAACGCCTTTGAGAATGAATTAAGAAACTCCGTGGTTAATGCGCCCTGACCTTCAATAATCTCGCCAGGTTTCTTTCCTTGCAATAATCCCTTAGCAATGGCTACATTGTCTTTGCCAAAACTTTTTTCTGCTTCAGCCAAAGCACCTTCATCAAATACTCTGCGTCCGTCCCAAGCATCTGTAAATACCTGCTTGCTAAAAAATTCTTCACCTTGTGCTGCTTGACGACCCATTAAGTATGGAACATTGATTGCTCTGCCGTAGGTACCAGCAGCCTTATAAATACCAATCAAAGGGCTGGCTGCTATTTTTAATCCACCCTTAACAAGACCGAGTAGTTTGTCTCCAGCATCAGGGGCTGCTTTAGCATAGTCAGCATCAGGATAAAGAAATCTCAACATATCCTGAACTTCTTTATCTAAAGAATTAAACTGTTCTCTAGCACGCTCAACTGGCATACGCAGAAGATTTTTATTCTTATCAACAGTCCAACTGTATTGCTCAATCTGATTTACTTGAGTCTGGTTAAGGTTAGCCTGTTTTGCTGCTGCATATAAATTGGGACTTGTTTTGGCTACAATGTAATTTACTGTTTGCGCCATTAGTATCCTTCATCAACAAGTCGTCTGTAAATTAATTCCGCTTCTCCGCTAGGGTCAAATTTAATAAGTTGATTGAATGTATCAGCCAATGATGGTTGTGGTTGCGTTGGCATAGGCGGCATAGCCTCCGAGCCAGGACCAGGACCAATATCAATTCCAGCAGTAATAGGTTCTTCTGGACGCTGAGTCATTGCAGTAATAGGTGTTACATCAGATGCAACCTCTGCAAGAGGATTAACAGCCATAGGAGCAGCAGCCTGTTGTTCATAGGTTGCTTGTCCTTGACCATACGGCAAACCTGAAATATAACGAGTTGGTTGTGAAGAAACATTTAGGTCAGTGCGTTCAGACATAGACCCAATTCCAGATACTTTTTCTCTAATATCTGCCATTAGTCTTCGTCCTCTTCATCTAGATATTTTTTAATTTCATCTTCAGTAGGTGCTTTATAGTTAACCCAGTTAGGATATGAACTCTTGTCCATAACAAAACTTAAGGCTAACTCACTCTTAAATCCTGCTTTAAGCAAAGACTTGTAATACTCATTAAGCCAAATGCAATACATTTCTAACTCAGTATGTTCCTCATTGGCAACAGTACGAGGTTTGCGTGGCTGTGGTTTCTTTTTACGCGGTGGCATAACTACCTCCGAATAGCAGTTCTAGCGCTTGCACTTGCCGTTCCTCCAGCACTGAGACTAGATAACAAAGTCTGTAGTGATGGTGGAGTTGCGCCTCCTACTGACGCAGCGGGAGCAGGGGACGGTTGCTCAACCATTGGAGCGCCAGCAGGAGGTAATTCTGGTGCGAAGACTTCTTCAACTGCATCCTCAATGCTTACGCCTTTCTGACGTGCCTTGATGACATCAGCGACCTTCTTGATTACCATTGATGGGTCCCCACCCTGCACAGCCATCTGTGGGATGGCTTGTGTATAGGCTTGTAGAGATTGAACTAGCGACTTACGCATATTCTCAATCTCAATCTTTTCTTGTTCCTGTGTCACGTTGATACCAAATGGCAACTCACGCATAGCCAAATCTGTAGAAATCAAACCGCCACCAAGTGCTTGTAGCATAAAGATAAGACCTTGTGCTGGGTTAAGACCAGCAAGCATTCCGTATCTGACATCGGCTGAGTAGTCTTTCTTGATGTCTTTTGCTGGCTTGTACGTAATCTGGTATGGGCTACCAGCATCTACGCCACGGATAGTCTTTTCATAATCAAAAAACTTTTCATCAACTTCAAAGCAGACCGAGATAACATCTCGTAGTGCTGAAGCAAAGATAGCCTGAGCAGACTTGACCTGTGTGTCAAAGCCTCCCATAAGTGCCTGCACACCTTGTCCCGTGATGATGCTGGCATCAATATTTCCAGTACGTCCCTCTGGATAACGTGTTCCTGTACGTAGTTCCTGCTGAAGCAACGCTTGTTCAGTAAATGCTCCAGGTGGAATGTTAAGGTCAACACGGCGTACACCTGCAGGGTTAGCAGTACGGATAACCGCATCGCCACCCATTTCAAGTTCATTGACATCTGATGGTAGAACAATTGGTGCCTGTACGGATTTTTCCGCTGCTTCCATCGCAAGTAATGCGAACCTGTTGCGAAGCAACTGAATACCGAGCACGTCATCAAACTGACCACGCATCTCATTATCAATAGATGGTCTCTTAGCAACAACAACCATCATCTTGCCAATAGGGTTATTGGCGTGCGATAGCACAAGGTTGTTACGCTCAGGAACATATAACACAGATTGCTTCTCGTCATAATAACGAACAATCTCAATCTGTGAATTCATATCTGACTTGTACATTTCTTTGCCAAGTAGAATATGTGCGTACTCAGGGAACTGCGAGGCGACTTCGCCTACAGCCATATAGTAACGCTTTGCAAAGGCAATGCAGCGCCCATAGCGGTCAAACTCTGGGTAAGCGCCCACTGGGTTTTCTATGCGGATACGCGGCAGCCCTGCTTCTTCGTCCAACTCAATTATGAATGGAACGAAACCAAATGTGATGTACATATCGGCGCCCGTGTACATCTGTACTTGTAAATCAGAATGAGCAAAATAATTGGTAGCAATACGAGTACGGGTATCAGCAAACTTACGAGCGCGGTCATTAGCCTGATTCGCCGCCGAACAGTTGACCGACGGTAGAGGCGCCATAACCTCTGACAAGTCACGTGCAACAATGTCAATAAAATTTGCAACGACATTTGCGTCTACGCCTTCAGGAAAGAAATCTGGATATACAGTTGCAATCTGACCTTTACGGACAGCAAGAACGTCTTGCTGGCGTGCATCACGCTCGGCAGCACGTTCACGTAGATTCTCTACGCGTGCTGAGATTTGCTCTATTGATAGCATCTATTTCCTATCCGTATGTTTGTTGCCATTGCTCGGCAATCATTTCATCTAGATTTACTGAATAACGTTTTTGTGATTGTGCTCTAGTTGCCCAACGATTGTGGGCATACCTTTGTACTGCAGAGTTTTGTTGCATAAACTCACGACAACGTAGGACACCAAACCATAACGCCATTACGCAGTCGGTCTTGCCTCTGGTGTCAGGTTTCCAGGTTATGAGTTGTTGTACTAAAGCCTTAAGTCCTTCAGAACCTTCAGTGCTAGGGAGTTCAATGATGTTGTTCTTCTGGTGTTTTCCATTGTTGACAGTTCCAAAGAGCGTAGACATTCCTGCGACTCCGAAGTTAGTATCCCATTTGTTTTTTCCAGTGAAGTGAGCATTGAGGCGAACACCATAAGATGCCAGCCATTGCTGTAAGTCGGAGTCAAGGGCATAGGCTTTTTGGTGGGCGTTGATTTCAACGCGGAGT